TCTGCGGGTCAGGCTGGGTGTCAATGACCATATCGCTATCCTCGATGAAGTCACCATAGGGAGCGATAGTGGCGGATACATCCGTTTTGCTCTTGGCACGACCATTGGGGTTTTCCCCTTCAACCAGGGCTGTCGTCGCTAAGGCAAGGGCCTCATAACGCCGCCATATCATGGTCTTGCCGCTTCTACGCGCAAGGGTCTTTTGGTAGACAGGGATCTGGTGAATGAGAGCGTATTGCCCACGAATCAACAGAAGCGTGTCGAAGAACGATTGAGTTGCATCAGACGCTGTTCCGTCTGTAAATGCGGTAGTCTTATGAATAGACATTCTGTCCCCTTATGGAGACTAAACAACAACAGATGCTTAGCCTTGTAGGACCTTGGCGACCTTAGCTTCAAAGTCGCTTACGTCCTGTTGGTTCTTAATTACTGTCGGCGCTGTTACTGTACCTTTGGACGGAGCAGACCCACCTTTCTGGAAGGCTTTGTCAGCAGCGGCTTCGATGTCATTCACGAGCTTAGCTGTGGCTTTCTTTCCAATAAGGTTGGGGTTCTTGGCGATAGCTGCCGCCGTAGCGATCAGCTCACCAAGAGGGCCTAAGTTCTGCATAAGCGTAGGGAGCTTGAGGAATTCAGCTTGGCCAGCTTTCCAGAGTTCTGATGTCTTGTCAGTCATCTCTGGGGCAGCCTTAGAGACTTCAGCAAAGAGGGTGTCTAGCTCGGTGGCTAGAGTAGCCTTCGTGTCTGTGTCCTTGGCCTTGCGGTTAGCCTTCTCTTCTGTTCGGGAATCCTTCTCAGCTTCGTAGAGATCAAGCATCTTGGACGCTACGTCCAGTCTTGCGTTGGCCTCTTTGACACCCTCTGCATCACCTTCCTTCTCAGCAAGGCGGGCAGATACCCGTGCGTCAGCTCGTTCATCGTCCCAAGCTATACGGTTCTTACGGAGGGTATCATCTGGCAGAGCATGGATCTTCTTCTCAGCAGCAGTCTGGGTAGTCTCTGTCTTCTGCTCCTTCAGGACCTGCATAGCACCTTCGATGGTGGCAATGCGCTCCTTGAGGGTTTGGGCTTCTTCGGCTGACCCTTGCTTCTGCTTACGAACACGAGTGAGTTCGGCTTGAACTCCTGAGAGCTTATGCTTGAGGGTTGCAAGGTCATCGTCATCACTGGCGACTTCCTCTTTGTCTTCAGCTTCTGGGGTAGGCGACACCCCTTCATCTTCGCCCTTTTCGTCAGCTTTAGACTCAGCCTTCTCTTCCTTCTTGTCACCCACAGCTTTGTCTGCTGCGTGAGTCTGAGCATCCAGCAGCATTTGCTGGAACTCAGGGCTTGCTGGGTTCATCAAAGGACCACCCTCGACTACTTCTACTCCCTTAGGCATTGTATGTACTCCAGAACCGCCCAAATGGTGGCGACCCAGGGGGTTTCTACCCCTCAATATGCTGCGGCGACCAGCAAGTAACGCCCGAACGGGAAAAACCTACAGATAACCCCCTTGGGACTTGGTCTCTAAATCACCCTCAGGAAGGGGCCTGGCTGCCTCCAGGTTCAACGATCCCCTGGTAGCCTGGCCATCCCTATAGGTTGAAACGATTGCACTGGCCAGGTGGTTGCAGAGCTGTTCTTCGGCCCAGTCCACTTTGCTCTCCATTTCCAAGCACTTAAGGTGCAGGAGTTCGTGGACGATGCTCATGTCGTAGTCGTTAGCCTCGCCCTCAGGCCACTCATGCTCACAGGCTGAGAGTTGCTCAGGTCTACGTAAGGCAAGGGTGGCATACTTCTGGTTACGGCTGAAGCGTATCTTACTTACAGCGTCATCCAAGGCTTCATGGGGCCAGTACTGGACTTGCACTTGCCAATCCATCAGCCTGAGTATGCGCTGCCAATGGCTAACTTGTCCCTTTATTAGCTCCTCGAAATCCGAATGTTCCACCAGTTACCTTCTTTGCCTTGGGAATGGACTTCTTCTTTGAGGGGTGTGGGTAACTCCTGCCTGCCATACCCCTACGCCCAGCTCCACGGAAGCCAAAGCCTTTCATGTTACTGTAACTCCAGTGTCATACCCATGCTCAAGGGCATACTTGTACCCCTTGACCAGTTCATTCAATCTCCAAAGGGCTACGCTGATACCTATGTTAGGCTCAAGGTCCTTGCATTCCTTAGCGATGGACTGCTCCATCACATAGAAGCCTTCCTTAGTCAGTATAGGGATATCCATTAGCCACCTTGGTTGAGTTGTGTAGGACCAGGGCCACCGCTATCATGGCCACCTCTGGCTTGCTTCATCTTGTTCATGACCCCCTGTCCACCATCCTGCGAAGGAGGCATAACAGGTGGAGCCATGGCGTCTAGCTGCATCCCTTGTGCAACCCGAGTCGGCATGTCACTCAGTTCGACCATTGCCGATAGTGTCGCTGGACCAGGCGGGCGACCGCTCGATGCGATAAGCTGGATAAGCGAGACAGCTCGCTCGAACTCAGCTTGTCGTTCGGTTGCATCTGCCGGAGCCTGTTTGATAGCCAGGTCAAATTGTATGTTGGACATATTGACCAGCATCTCATAGATTACCTGTTCAGGGAGTGGTTGACCAGTCAGCGGATCTTGGAAGACAGATATGCCTCCAGGCGGCACACCCGCCATCTCGCTGAGCCCAATAATCCTTTTAAGCTTAGCAGGAGGGTAATACTGTTGGATACGAGAAAGTAATAGGTGCGTGACATCGAGCTGTGCCTCATCGAAGTTGAACAAGCGGGGCTTGAGGATGGTCTGTCCTCCGTCTTGCCTTGCCTTAATAGCTCGTCCGCTTACCGTCTTCTGTGTACCTGCACCGACCATCTCAGCATTGACGCCGCTTATGTGCATGATCTGAGCACCAGATGTCTGGAGCATCGTGAAGTGCCCTTGGCTCATTTCCACAGGGTGGATCTGGCTAGGGGCTATCGACCCGTACTCTACGACTATGCCTGGGGCTGTGCCCATGCGCTCAAGCTCTGAGCTATTCGCTCCGCCTGTCTTCTTGTTTATCCAACCGCTATGAGCAGAGCTATTTGAGTGGGAGAGAAGATTGGAATATCTCTTGTTGAATTCATCCTGTGGGTCCCAGAGGTTACGCACGATGCCCATGATGGACTCAGGGTCATCTTGGAACATTCTGCTGACATAGGGTACATATGGATACTTCCTGTCTCTGTGTGGGGTCTTTCCATATTCTACTATCTGCCCCCAGACTAGTTCTACCCAGTGTGGCACCCTTGCCTCACGGGTAATGACCTTCATCTTCTCGTAGACTTCCATGCCCTTTGCAGCAGAAAGTTGACCCAGGCGTTGCTGAGCAGCCTCAGGAGTAGCGTATTCCTCTGCCTGACCCGATTGCTGGTCCACAAGGGCCGTAGTCGCACCTGCTTGGATGACACCAAACTGCTTCGCTGATTCACTACCGAACTGCTCTGCGATCTGTGCAAGCCTCTCTTGACCTTTCGATTCACTTTCAACCTCTGTGACTTGTCCTGAGTCAAGGTTAATCATGAGGTGGATCTTGGTAGGAACTTTATGCCAGAGGGTAATCAGGCGGATCATGCCTGTCTCCTGGTCGTAGAGTTCCTGGCGTAGGTTAGGGCCTACACCAAATAGCTCGCTGTCTCCCACGAACTGGCCAGCATGGTTCAACCATTCGCCAGGGTTGGCAAGGTTGGTCATGTCTGGGTGCTTGCGCTTGAACTCTTCTATTTTCACCCAGCTAGCATCACCCATGAAGGCCCCATCTTGGAAGGCTTCATCAGCGGTAGCCCAGGGGTCCCAAATGAAGGACAATGGGTTGAGGCGGTCTACGGTTATATCCCCCCAGAGGATATCCTCGGCATCATGTATGGAATGAAGGATCTTCCATACCCCAAGCCCACAGATTGTACCATCATCAAAGACATGTGCGTTCTTACGAGCCAGCCGTGTGTACTCAGCGGTAGCCTTAAGCGAGCTAGAGACAATCTCCCCTAGGCGCTTGTCCTCAACCCCCCGAGGTAGGGCAACGTAGGATACATCCAAGCTCCTTTGTATGCCTGATACCAGCTCTACCTGCGGGAGGACTTGGTTGAACTCCAGGCTAGGGCGACGGTTCTTGGTGTTCTTAGCTCTGTCGCTAGGGTACCATTGCTTGCCATTGCCCTCAGTAATATCAAAGTCCCGTTTGAACTTCTCACGGGCAATCTGGGTTGTTGTTGCCCAGAGCTTAACGCTAGCCATGCAGAAGCGGAGTAAGTCCATTTCTGCTGGGGGCATCGCACCTGTGCTGGTACCTTGACTTGGCTTAGCTTGCATGGTTTCTTTCTTGGGTTGGGGCAGATTTTGTTTTAAGGGAGCCACCCTTATCTCTACCCCCTCCAGGGAGCTGGCGAGGCCCTTGTCCTATACTTGGAGCCCCTGGCATGGATTCGAACCTGCGACCTGGAGTTTACAAAACTCCTGCTCTGCCAACTGAGCTACAAGGGCATATGGCGAAAGTGCCTGGATTTGCACCAAGACAAGTAGTTTTGGAGACTACTGTGCTGCTATTACACTACACTCTCAATAACTCATGTGGGTTCCACCCACGCTGCCTCGTTCCATCTCTTCTAGGTCACGCAGCCACCAGGCGTCAGGGTCTTTCTCAGGGGCTGTGTGTTTTACAGCTACAGGTCGGCTAGTCAACAAACCGTTAAACCCATCCATGTGGTGGTCATCTTTATCTACTGGTTCTTCCTTGTAGTTCTCAGTCGCCTTTACTTTCTTCCACTTATACCCTTCGATCTCAGCCACGAAATTGGTGCAGCAAGACAGCACGAAAAGGTGAGGAGCGCCTTGCCTGCCAGTAACAGGATGAACGTGCTCAGGGTCAGGGACCAGAAGCTCAGTAATATGATCGTACCCAGTATCCCAGTCTTTCTGATTAGGCATGACTTCCACGCCTTGCTCGATATATTGGTCAGCATAGGAGTAGAGTTCATCCAGGTTCGGGTTAGCGTTCAACTCAACGGAGTGTCTTACTTGGGTCTTGCTAAAGGCTTGGCTGTCCAGGTATGTCGCAAGGATAGGCCTGTCGAGCTGTGTTCGTACATTCTTGATACAGCTTGCGTGGTAAGCCGTTCCTCGTCCTCCAACGTAGTGTTCCGCCACCACGAAGTAATCCGTCTTGTTGCATCCACAGGTGCAATCAACAGGAACAACCCAGCCAACAGCGGTAGGAGCAGTAAGCCCATGGTCAATATACTCATAAGCTCCAAGCTCACGAGGTACAAGGTCGGTTCCATCGTGCCTCGTCTTCCATTGGTCTATGATGTTATCTCGCCTAGACCAGCCACCATAGACTAGCCCCTCGGCTGCT